CTTGGAAACTTTGCAGCCCTTGCGAGCCACTACTAACCACTTGATCCATTCCTGGATGAGTATCTATTCAAAGATAAGACAGAACTTTGCTCACGTCGATATTCGACAGTTAGCAACTTCAGTCTGACACTCAAGAATCAGAACCGTCTGTGCCCCTCCATAACTCCTTCGGAGCAGTGGGAAAGACCCATTGACAAGATGGATTATCTTGTCATAAATTCCTTTTTAACCCGTGCCAACCACTCTGTTTGCATCCTTCTCAGCTTTGGAAGTCATTTTAAAACTTTCAAAGGTGATCCGAGCTTCTGAGCAGCTGGGGCTTCATTCGAAACTTTAGCCTTAGCCCGATCGACCAACGCACGTAGCTCAAATAGACGATCCATGGCTGACCTTAAATCCATAAGATCATCCAATGTAGAATCTATCCAAGCTGCGTGGTCGAAATCGAGGAACCTAGACCCCATACGATTTACTCGAGTCAGAATTGATCTGAAGTAAATCATATAGATATCGTTCTCAAGACAATCACGTTCATCCCAATCACCAGATAGTTTAAATACCTGATTATAAGTACAAACATGTGCCCCAAGGGGACGAGATAAAGCGAAATCCGCCATCTCCTTAGCCAAATCTACGACCATTTTCTCCCCATCTCAACCTTTTGCAAAGTTTGAGACGGGACCAAAAATGGCAATCATGCTCCAGGGGCGATCAATGCCTCAAATAGATTGCAAACGCTCACTATTATCGACAGTAACCTCCCTTCCGTGATGCAATTGCGCAATGATAGAGCGGATATAATCCACTCTGGCATTAAGCAACAGACCCTTATACCATGACCGAGAAGGGCGACCCAAGTCTATAGTCGACTTGATCACCTCCTCCATAGAAATTTTCCCTGAAGTTGCAAACATAGTAAATATAGAGAAGAGAGTAATTTGTTCACTCCCCTCAGAATACTTACCAGGTCTGCAAATGTTATTAATCCAAGCCATAATCCGTTTCGAAGCAATACCTTTACGTAGCAATACGTAAGCGATATTGGCCCGTCCCATCAGATGATTCTGAGAAATAAACATTTTTCAGGAAATTGCTGATACATTCGACCCATTATAACCCGTTACTTTGGCGAACTCGAAAGCCCGCTTTTTCGCAACAACGCTTTTTGCAAGATTGATACCTACTCCTAATCCTTCCATAACAGAAAGATAGGAATGGGCAACATCCTCATCAAAAATAACGATGTCGTCACCTAATAATTCATAGTTATCGTACCATGCCTCGGGAAACCCCGGACGGACAGCACGACAAGCAAACTGAACAATTAGATGATGAGTTAACGCCAGCATAGCCCACGAAGACAGAGCCCCCATAGGTTGTCCTACAGCATACCGAAGTATACTATATTCCGTCACTTTGCCGACTTTTTGGGGAAGTACATAATCCCGATTGACCAACAATTCCGCTCAAAGGCGTGCAGCTCTAATCCCAACTAAGGGACCAAGAACCGCCACCTGCAGAGAAATTGGTAGTCGATCAGTAGCAGCCGATAAATCATAACCAAATGAGATACCTGACCTTTCCACTTTAGCAAAACATCGTTTTACCGCCGCTTCTTGATCAAATGTAGCATCATTAGGCAATGACTTAAGGAACGAGAATAAAAACTCGTGTAATGGTGAAAGTACGGACTGAGTCCACACATCCACCATTGCAAAGACACGAATTTTCCCTGCTGCTTCCAACTTACACGACAACTGACCTACATAAGAGCCTTTCAATCGATTTCCATCAATATCCAGACCCTCATATCGTTTCGCCTCTTTCCCTTCGGGTAGAGGGTGGATTGAAATAAGATCGTTATATCGGAGACAAGTTTTAAATTGTTCCAATAGAAGATCCTGTTTCAACTCAGTCATCAGCCCCATAATGGTGTTGTGAAGTCCATGCAACCTAAGCGTTGCTGGGTCTGTCACTCACCCCATCCATGAGACCTTATAAGTTGGAGATGATGTCTCCAAGGGAAGCAGTCTTCCTTCTTCTAGCTTTAGATTACGCCGACTTCTTTTCAATCTGTCAGATAAAACTGAAAGACCAGAAGAGACCTCGGACAAGTAATCCAAACGTCCAGAGAAAGGAGAGCTTATCGTTTCTAGTTTTAATTTCCCAGGTATTTGTATCACTCTGTAAAGAGCGAACAAAGTTAATCATCATCTTATAATCGATGGTGAACCTGAGCAAATTGCCTGACGATCCCGACGGGGTATGACCCCCGGGAGACCACAGGAACTTAGACGCGGTAAAGCCAAATCTGGTTCAATCTCTCGGAGAGACTGAACTGGATTTCCTGCTATCTTCCGTTGCATAGCAAGCTGAGAAGCTTTCAGATACTTGACTACATACACCTGCCCGCTATCTTTCGAAAGACGGATAAGGTACGTAATAAAGTTGTTAAGTTGACGAAGTCTCGAAGTGAACTTCACTAGGTTAGGGCAACAGGCTCCGAGCAATCGGAACCCGAGCCGCCGACCTAGTGCTGGCAATTCGTAAGAATTTGCCAGTGTAACCATCATATTTTGAACAATTCCATCCCGGAATAGATTATACAAACTTATAAAATGAGTTTTCATAATTTATTACGGAGTGTGGGGTGGGTCACCGATTGCCTTACAGCGATCGCGCCCTCTCTACCTTCCTGGTACGTCCTCGGCTAGAATGGAAGTCAAATCCACTAGTCCCTGAGATTACGCCAGAATCCGGCAATGAGTCCTTTGATCCATCATCATTCAGAAATGAGTGGAATAGATCTTAGGTTTCCCTCAATGCTCGATTGGGGTATTGTTTAAAATATAATTTCCGCTGTTCCTCCTTAAGGAGAGGGACGGCAGGCTAAAAGCCACCGGAAACCCCATGGTGGACGTTGATGAAATTTTCAAGTCATCTCTGTCCGATACCATAGTGGATCCGTTGCCTTCGATGCCATGAGTACCACAACTAAGGGAAGCCTTTTAACAAAGGATCCTTAGCGCCTACTCGACGGAGCGAAAACAACAGTTTTCTCCCCGTAGTAAGACCCTCCACACATGGAAAATGTGGAGGCTCACAACGGTTTGAGGGAGTCGTAGACTTCCCGGTACCCGAGAGAGATCAATAGGTC